ATGAAATTTAAAAAATGTCTTCTGCCTGTGGCAATGTTAGCGTCATTCACTCTGGCAGGATGCCAGTCAAATGCTGACGATCATGCTGCCGATGTTTATCAAACCGATCAACTGAATACCAAACAAGAAACTAAAACCGTTAATATTATTTCCATTCTTCCCGCAAAAGTTGCCGTAGACAACTCCCAAAATAAACTGAACGCACAAGCCTTCGGCGCGCTTATTGGCGCAGTCGCTGGCGGTGTTATCGGCCACAACGTCGGGTCTGGCAGCAATTCCGGAACGACGGCAGGTGCAGTTGGCGGCGGAGCTGTAGGCGCGGCAGCGGGTTCTATGGTGAATGATAAAACCTTAGTGGAAGGTGTTTCTTTAACCTATAAGGAAGGCACCAAAGTGTATACCTCTACCCAGGTGGGTAAAGAGTGCCAGTTTACGACAGGTTTAGCCGTTGTTATTACCACGACGTATAACGAAACGCGTATTCAGCCAAATACCAAATGTCCTGAAAAGAGCTAATAATCAGGAGGAGTCATGAAGAAAGTTTTTCTTTGCGCCATCTTAGCCTCCTTAAGCTATCCGGCTATCGCCTCATCATTGCAGGATCAACTCTCTGCTGTCGCAGAAGCGGAACAGCAAGGTAAAAATGAAGAGCAAAGGCAGCATGACGAATGGGTCGCGGAGCGCAACAGGGAAATCCAGCAAGAGAAGCAACGTCGCGCAAATGCCCAGGCCGCCGCTAACAAAAGAGCGGCAACGGCAGCGGCAAATAAGAAAGCTCGTCAGGATAAACTGGACGCCGAAGCCTCTGCGGACAAAAAACGCGATCAAAGTTATGAAGATGAGCTACGCAGCTTAGAGATTCAGAAACAAAAACTGGCGCTGGCGAAAGAAGAAGCCCGCGTTAAGCGAGAAAACGAATTTATCGATCAGGAACTGAAGCACAAAGCTGCGCAAACCGATGTGGTGCAATCTGAAGCTGACGCCAACAGAAATATGACTGAAGGCGGTCGCGATCTGATGAAAAGCGTGGGCAAAGCAGAAGAGAACAAATCGGACAGCTGGTTTAATTAATCGATGTTAGTAACTTCAATCCTATAATTCTTGAAGATAAAAAACCCTCTGTAGTAACAGAGGGTTTTGTTCATTCATAGTGCAGGGTCAAATCATTCCCACTCAATTATTTACGGGCACCATAACCAATTGAGTGATAACATTTTTTCAAAACTCAATTTTTTCCGTACCGTTTTATATACCGTCACCGGAAATCAGTACCATGAAAAATGCCATGCTATCTGGTCAAAGTGTCGTACTGTTTTTCGCAGACTCTTCCGGCTTCGGCTGCCCGGTCAGCATACTCTGCCAGTTGTCTATTTCTCTCGAGAGATTTGCTGAACACGTCGGCAAGCAAAACTCCGGTATCTGCGGCTGACGTCCCAGCGCCGACAATGGCGTTATACTGCCTGAGCTGCTCACGGATGGCAACGAGCTGTTGCTGCAACCGGCCAGCGCGAGCGGCAGCATCAAGAGCATCATTGCGCGCCTGGTCGATCCTCTGCTGCGCTTCACGTTCATTGATCGCTTTCTCCTGTTCGTAGTGATGACGAACTCTCTCATCTTCGGTTTTGCGGTCTTCTTTCGCCTGCGCATACCCGGCGTCGTACTGACGACTACCGTGTACATTCCAGGCAACAACTCCTGATATGACCAGAACAGCAAGCACCGCCATGATAATCAACTGTTTCCGGTATGCTTTTACGAATGCCCAGATCATACCGCCAGCACCTTACTGGCAGTGACGTACCGCGCGCACCGGTCGTCGATGCCATTCCTGCCACCATTGATAATCAAAGTTACACGTGCAATATCGCCGGGATACTTCATGCATCCTTTGCTGGCAAAGAACCACGCCGCGCTACGAGCCGCATATTCGTCATACGCCAGCAGTTCAGGGCTCTCCAGCAGGTCAACCTTTAGACCGTTTCCGCAATCACGATAGTTATTCAAACCGGTAATCTGGATAAGTCCGCGCCCTCGGTAATTCCAGCCATCACCAGGGGCATTGTTACCCATGCGTTTGCTGTACACCAGATTTGCGATCGCGCGCTGGCGCTCGAGTGGCAATGGTGGTTCACCAGCACGGCGCCCCAGTGCATTAGCCTGCCCCTGGGTGAGACGCCCAGCCCGAACGAAGTTAGCCAGTCCGATGACACTGTAGTTGAAATTTTCCTGCAACCGGGTGAAGCCACCAGACTCATGCCCGACTTGAGCAATAAACATAGCCTGATCTTCTACTTTGCTGATACCAAACTCTTTCATCGCAGAAGTTATATGCGAGAACCAGCGTGCGGCCAGCGCCTCGCTAATACCAGCAGCTCGCTGGAATTGTTTAATCTCCATGTTTAGACCTCGTTATTTTGAAAATCTGAACGACATTACCGCGCGTTTTAATAACCGCAGCAAACATGACAGCATTGATAATGACATCTGATAAATCCACAGCCATTGGCGTGCGTAACCAGATTGCATAGACGACACGAACAGGAATACTTGCCGCAGCGACAATCAGGAAATAAGCAAGCCACCCTCCCCATCTCCTGTGTTGAGAACCGTTTCGCCGAAATGTGACAACTCGAACGGCTATACCACTGCAAATAACCGCATTGGTGATAAGTAAAAAAAGCTCATGCGTTACCATCGTCTTTTCTCCCCGGAATTAACTCGCGTGGATTATCGGAACGGTGATAGAGCCATATACCAATACGCACAGCGACAATTGCTGACACGAATGCGCCAGCTGAGAAAACAATCCCTTTCTCGAAAGAGTCCTGCGTGATGGTAGGTATCAAGCTGGCCAAGCCGATAAGAATGGACGCTGTGGGTTTGTAGAAGAGAAGGCCGCAGAGGAAGCTGAGCATCGACAGGAGCACGCGGCGACGGATTGGATACTCAACTGCCGAGGTAACAAAGATTACCGCACCAGCCAGAGCACCAAGCGCAACTTCTGGCGGAACCCCAGCGATTACCGCAGCAAGAGACCCCATGCTAAGCCACTGATTTAATGACTCACTGGTTAGCCCTGCTGACATAATGACCACCGTTTACTATGCATAAATACCCCCCTTAGTTGGTGAGCCTATCATACACAATAAACCATATATGGTTATAAAAATCATAGGGATGATCTTAACGAAATCACCCTAGAGGTGATATGATGCAAAATATGTATGAATTGTACCGTTAACGATGAAGGAATAGAATGAAAAGCCTAAATTCAGCATACATTTCCAGGCTTGACCATATACGTTTTTTTGCGGCATCGATGGTGGTTTTTGTGCACACCTATACAACTTTTGGTGGCAAACTATCCGATAATTATGTTATACGCTTCTTGCTTTCTGGTGACACCGGCGTGTCTTTATTTCTTGTGCTTAGTGGCTTTTTATTCACTGTTATCTCTAAAGCTGGTAATAAGCACATTGATTATAAAACTTTCATATTTAATAGAATAGTTAGGATATTTCCTCTTTTAATTTTGGTATGGATAACTGCGATGTCTCTTGCGAGAGGTACAGCAACAGTTAATGATGCTCTATCGATATTATTTTTTTTCAAATCTACAAACTTCTCCATTACTTACTTATTTCGGTCAAACATGGACAATAGCCGTTGAATTGCAATTTTATCTAATTTTTCCATTACTTGTTTTGTTTCTAAAGAAATTTGGGATCAAGTATATAATTCTACTATCGTTATTCTGGGTGTGCTGGAGGCTCCTTATTGTTTCATTTTTCAGGGACTCTCTAACTTCTGTAGGCATGATGCAAACACATTACTTCTATCTAACTATGCTTGGCAGACTAGACCAATTTCTAATTGGCATATTATTTGGTTATTTTTACTGTAATTATAGTAGTTTGTTCGCAAGCAAGTGGTTATTATTAATTTCTTTATTTTTTGTTTTTTTAGGGCAAACTTATCTACATGAGATCGGAATGTGGTACTTAGCAGACCCATTCACGTCTACACTTTCATATGTAGAAGCGATAATATGGGGGTTATTCATTATAAGTTACGCCTGCTGCGAAATTAAAATACCAAAAGCAATTGATTTTACACTTAGTAGGCTAGGAGATTTAAGTTTTTCAACTTATATTTTGCACTCAATAATATTGTATTCTTTTCATAAAAACATAGGGATACTAAACATAACTAGTGGTCAAAACATAAATGCAGTATGTAATTTTGTAATAATACTATCATTAATACTTGTTTTTTCTAAATTTACATTTGAACTTATTGAAAAACCATTCCTTTCATTAAGAAAAAGATACGTTTAAGTTACAGCCCCATGAAAATGGGGCTAACTAATTTAAACTAGTAACATGCAGCTAAAGGATAAGCGATGTCACCTATAGTAAATACAAGTGACGCCAAGTCAACATCAAAAACCTTACCAACCGGAAGATTAATGTTTACCAATACTTTATCAGGCGAATCTAAATTCGCCCCCAAAGTCATTGGTTCTACACGGAAATGTATAAAATATCTATAGAAATTTCCATCAGACGCAACCAGTACATCCGTGTCACCTGCAGTATTTATACCAGATGGAGAAACTATCGTTCCAGTTAACAAAACACCTCCACTTGTGTAACTTTTTGCTATAAATGACAAGCAAGCAGTAACTCCTTGAATTTTTGAAGGGCTAATATCAACTTCAAAAACCATCTGTAAATAAGTTTGACTAGTTGCTGGCGTTATGCACGAAAGCTGAAAAGCATTTCTTTGCATATCTAATCTGTTGCGTTCATATCCTCCTTCCGAGGTATTATTAGTTGCTCGCTTTGTCAATCTTATTGAACCTCCGGTTCCATCAGATATAGCTGATATACCGACAGTTCCAAAATTAGTATTTACTGGTGCTGATGAGTCAAAACCTGTAACTATAGATGACGCGTCAAAAACTTTTAAAAGATTTTTTACCCTTGAGCTATATGATGGTTTATAAACTCCAGCATATTGAGTTTCTATAAGATAGCTTATCTTATCTAAATCCCCATCAAATCTTACATCCCCAATATACCAATTACGATGTCCTGGTATTTCTGGCTGGGTAACAATTGGATAGTAATAATGGGTGAATGTTGCTTTATCAATGCAGAAGTTTTCCAATGCAACACTTTGAGAAAAGTGTATGAACTGGCTGACATGATTTGGTTGCCCCATATTTGCATAACTACCATTTACTGTTAATCTTTTTACAAATGTAGATGCACCATTATCAACCATTCCGGCACCGCCATCGGCCTTACTGCCTGTAAAATATGGGTCATCATCATATGATAGCTGGATGCATTTAATTACCTCCCCTTCCTCTGGGCCAAATGGTTTCTCTGAGTAGAAATTTAGAAGTGTTACATCTGCACAACCAGCTGAAATGATAACATCAGTAAGCATGCCATTGTTTGCTCCTCCTTCAATAACCGTGCGCCAACCGCTAATCCAGTAAGCTATCCCGCCACGCGACCAGCCAACACCTTCCACCTTATTGTTTGTTGCCGTCAACAATGTACTCCAAAGATCAACAACTTTACCAAGAACATGATCTTCGTAGTAACCAGGGCAGCGCACAAAGTTCCGTGTATTCACCCTATCAGCTATGAAATCGGTATGGGCCTCGAACAAGCAATCCCTTACCGATACCCTCCAGTTGTTAAATTCGGCATTAACAGCCCAGGAGCCATCTCCGCCAAACGCACGGAATTCGCAATTAGATACATCGCAATAAGTTACCCAATGAGCAAAATTTATTGCATATCCTGATGTTGCCCCCCCCTTAAAAACAGCACCTTCAATACTGTAGTGCTTATTAAACGGGGTCTTACCAGTAGCTCCGTTGTAGTCTCCGCTTAGATCATATGGGCCCATGTTAAAGGCGTTTCCTGAGCCTAAGTAATGGAATACAGTTCCTTCGCAGATAATTCTTACCGGTCTGGTGAAATGCATGTCTTTAGAATATGAGATTGTACCTGGTGGGAATAGCACTCCAACAGGAATTCCATCAGTATTAGGTATCGCGTTCACATACTCCACGAAAGCGTTGATCGCATCAGTAGAGTCAGTACCATCCATCTTTACACCAAAGTCCTGTGGTGTGATGAAATCCTGATTTTTATCGTGCTGAGTGCGAGATAAAGCACCAGTAATGGGTTGCCTGACTGCAACCAGTGAATCGCCTTTCCCATCTTCGGCGCTTGCAAGTTGTAGCAAAACATCCGATGCAGAACCTGATGGGGGTAGAACCAGAACAGCATTCCCTTGACTATCGAAGGCAGGCATCATATTTGCCCGCGTTTCGGCGCCTGGGAAAGAATTTATTGGCTCTGGTACTCTTAATGTTCTACTTAAATTTGTATCAACAACAGAATCAACATAATTTTTCGTTGCTGCATCTTGAGGCTTTGAAGGATCGCGCAAATTTCGGATGTAATTGTTCAAAGCATCGTAATAGTTTGCCACAAATGATGGCTTGCGCAGTGCCAGGCCAAACCAACTTCGAACCTGCTGGATCAGCATCGTTAACTTATCGAACGCGTCTTCATGCACCTCAGCGAAAAACTTTCCCTGATTTCGCAGATCAGTTTCCTGCGTAACTGGTAGCTCTCGTGATATAGAAATCTGATAACCGTTAGCTAACGCCTTCGACAGAATTACATTACCGCCGTTATATCCACCAGCCCCAGTGACAGTGTAATCAGTATCAAGAGCCAGCACAGCGATATTTTCATCAAGGTCAACCACCTGAACAACCAGGTCGGATTTGTTGAAAATGCGGAAGGTATACGGAAACGATGTCGTAACGCCGTTGCCGGTGTATTCGTTGTGGTCAACTTCGGTTGAGACCGTCATGTTAAATCTCCAGATAGTCGCAGCACCCGTTGCGCCGCATATCTGGTTATTCTATTACCTGAAAAACCACATATGGATAGAAAGGCTGTGAATATGAATAGATATTACCTTTCAGGTAATTTGCAAAACGTGCTGGATAGCAAACAAATTATTTGATACTGTATATTTATACAGTTATTGCATGGAGAAGATAAGATGCAGCAGTATCACTATCCACTGGAAGACGGATTTACCGAAAGGATTCACACGCCGGGAGGCGTCAGGTCACTGGTGGAGGGATCGCACTTGATGAAATTACTCCGGGATCTCGATAAGGATGGATTTAATGTCGATGGCCCACTTGCCGAACTGACTGCACTGATTAACTACGTCACCAGCTCACAGATGTCTATGCGGGATCTGCAAACACATCTCGACTATTGTGCCGAACAATTACGAAAACAAACCAGATAAGGTTTGCAATTACCAAATGGAGTGCTTATATTTACCTTTACGGTAAATTTACATTGCACTCCTCTTGTGCCATAGTAATCGGGCACTGGCAAAATCCAGTGCCGGGATTGGTCTCCCGGATTACTAAGTGGCGCATACCACGCCAGACGTGGTTTTTTTATGCGTATAGCACAGTCATGCCAGAATTATGGTGGGCTGAATGGGGGTCCGAAAGGACGCCGGTACCACTTAGGCCGGTAAGACCAACTCCGTTCAGTTCACCACCATCTGATTGGTCTCAGCGGTGGTGATGTAATTCGCTAAGTGGAGACGCCATAATGAACGCTCAACTCATCCCCGTATTCAACGGCACTATATCCAACGAAACCGCTCTTCTCGTTAATGCCCGTGATTTACACACTTTCCTCGATGTGGGTAAGCGATTTGCTTCGTGGATTGTCGAACGAATTACTGAATATGGTTTCGTTGAAAATCAAGACTTTATGATTATTTCCCAAGTTCGGGAAAAAATAGGCAGAGGACGTCCTGCAAAAGACTACCACCTCACCCTCGATACAGCCAAAGAACTGGCGATGGTCGAGCGTAACGAAAAAGGTCGTCAGGTACGACGCTACTTCATTGAATGCGAGAAACGTTTAAGACAACAAGAAACAAAAGTGGAGAAGGTCTTGTCAGGCTTCATGCCCGCCATTATGGAGGCGATCAAGCTGGAAGACAAAAAAGAATACAGCGCCCCGCTGAAGCCCGGCTACCGCAGCCTGATTCACTCGCCGTCTGGTGTTCTCGGCCTGACGGAGAACTCACTGCTGATGAATCTGCTGAACAAGTTACAGGAAGACGGGCACGACGTATCGGGCGCGGCGGCGGAGCTGACCACCATGTTCTGCTACATCGTCGGTGTGAGTAAATGCCTGCGTGATATCCAGACACACGCGGAGTACATCAACGACAAGGCAGGGTTCTTCTGACGAGCGGCGGCACAGGGATGTGCCTTTAAATAATTCTGTACAGATTGCAGGTGAATAGCGTACTATTACCCCAAAGGTAAACCGAGAGTTTACATGAGGGGGAAACATGGAAATCAACATCATTACATTGCTGAAGGCCATTATTGGCGGAGCGGGCTTAGGCTTTGCCCTACCAGGCGGATTATCTTTCCTGCTTCCTGCTTTTACTGTTACAGCTGGGATAGCCTATGCATTTGCTGTAGCTGGTGCTGTTGCACTCCCTGCTATCTATGCCGCAAAGAAGTTAGCCAACTAAAATGCCTGATTTATCTTGGCTTGCGCCCAGAGATGCACAGCAATTGACAAGGTTTTATTTCATACTGTGCATTGCTTATCTTGCTGTTCATCTGATATGGGATGCCGTTTGCAAAGATACGCCTCCTTTTTCTTTGGATAAGTTGCAATACAAGATGAATGAGGTTTATTCATCATCTACTTTTGCAACCAGCGCATTCTTCATTGTTATTCTGTTCGATATGAAGAATCCACTGAGAACTTCAGATGCTTTCATATTCCCATTAATTATTGCTGCTCTAACTGGCTTTATGATCTCATTATCAGCAATAGTGCCAAAGAAAGTAAATAACTGAATAAGCCCGCTCTGCGGGCTTTTTTGTGCCTGCGGATTCCCGTCCGGGCGGCGGTGGCATTCGTTAAAAACAAGGCCGCAAGAGCGGCCTGTGACATGTCACGACTTATAAAGATGACTGATATTTTACAACTCTGTTCATGGCATCTTTTTTCACCGAGCTGATATCAGTTCTTATTTTGGCTTCGTCATTACTGCTTATCATGCTATTAATTTTTTGCACTGACATGCCGTTTCTTTCAGCCATTGCACATACAGCAGCATCGTATGAAGAACTCGCTGCGATGGATATCACCTTGTTACACTCAAACACAGCACCTTCAGCAATATCAGATGCCGATGAGGCTGGCTTGGTATAAGTCTTGACGTAGTGATCAATACAACTATCCTTCGCCGTCTTGGCAAGAGAAAAATCCATTTTAACTTTGTCGCAATATGCCTTATCAACACCGTCATAAACATCATAGGATGTCGAGCAAGCGGATATCAAAAATACCGATAACAGCAATAATTCCTTCATTGTTGTTCCTTATTGCGGAGTGACATCCTGAGGTCGCCACCAGTATGTCTGGTTAAACTCTTTCTTCGAACGTTGCTCCATTTTACGCAAATAGCCTGGTGAAAAATACTCCTGCATCTGGTTAAAGATCATGTGATCGAGAGCCGCCTTCAAGTACCAGAGATTCGCACCTGGCATCAGCCCCTTCCCCAGCTTCACCAGATCACCACCAGTCTGCTCATTCTTCCCTTCCACAGCATTTAACGGTATGCCCTGAGCAATCTTCACTACGTCATCAACCAGACCAGCTACCGGGCCAAGCATCGACGCCAGCGCGCCGCTTCCGTACCTAGTGTGATCAGAGAAAAGAAAATCACCGTACAACCCTGCCCCACCACCTTTTAAAAATGCATTTATCCAGAATTTAACCATGTGGTCACCGGTCATTTCCTTTGGACTTCTCCCATTAATAAGATCAGTAATCTGCATGGAAAGAGCACCAAGCATGGTTGTGCTTGCTAAAAACGTTGCTATATATGCTGCGCGCCCACCAGCAGACGGCATCCCCATAGCTCTATGCCAGTGACGCATAACTACCGAGATAGGGAACGATTTAAACAGGAAAACACTTCTCGTTAATTCACCCTTCCATGTTCCACGCTGAATACCAGAACCGGTTATCAGTTGCTCACGTGCTCCCGGTGTAATAACAGCCATATCAACTTCTTCAGTTACGGCACCGAGCAGTTTACGCATTGCCTCAAATTTCACGCGTTCAGGCTCACCAAGATGTTTAACTGCTAAATCAGGGATACGCATAATGCTTTCCGGTGTCAGCATCGTATTATTACCGTTCCCCCAGTCCTCCTGTTGCGCCAGCTTCCATACGCTCCAGTCTGTGTCAGTAATCCCTTTACTTTTCAGGATACGAAAATCAGAGTCATCGAGGCTACGAAGGTCTGGTGTCCGTGACACTACTTCTCCCAAGCTTCCCATCATGGTTACGCCATAGGCGCGCTTGTGCGCATCTGACCATGCTGTAAGCCCACTGGCACGCATTACCGCCGTTGCCGCCCAACGAGACACAGACGGCCCCATATTATCCATCGCCCAGCGGTTAACGCTGCCAAGTAGAGATTCCATCGCCAGTCCAGCGCGGCGCGCCCGCGCAAGTTCTGTACGGTTCGTTGGGTCCATAGCTTCAAGCTGGTTGCGGAATAACTGGTTCATTGGAAGGTTGGTAACCTTCGCAGACAGATACATGGTTCCAAGATCAGAGAACGATGACAGCAACGCGGATCCGAGTCTGCTGGCAACCAGCCAGTTGCGGATATTGTCAGACCATCGCGCGATGTGCGGATTCGCTACAGGCTGTGTCTTTCCGGAAATAAAGTTGTACAGATTCTCTGTGTTGTTCGCCAGCCGCTCGACTTTACCGGTTTTATTCGGGTTAGCTGTTGCCGTTTCTGCCTTCACCTGATCAAGAAGAGAGCGGAAAACATGATCGGGGTTTGGGCCATATGTTTCCACCAGTGCAATATCTTTACTGATACCTTCCAGGTGACCGACCATGATTTCCCATAGAGAGCGATCGCCATAAAGTTGCTGATATTGCAGATAGGAATCTGCATCTTTGAAATGTATCTGTCGTGATGCATTACCACGGTTAGCACGTGCGCCGGAAATTCGCATTCCGGTATCAGTAAGCTTATTCAGCCCACCAGTAGCGATCGTGTTATAAGCCTCTCCAAGAAATGCAGACAACTCGGCATCGTTCATCAGTTGTCCATCGGCTCGGATATAATATTTGCGATCCAGCTTACCTATAACATCGCTAACCCACTTATCCTTTGATACCGCCCCAACCTTTTCCATAGAATGATGTTGAGGGATCCCCCAGTTTTCGAGATAGCCAATGTCCCCACCAGCATCATTAAACCGGCGGCGCAGTAGATCTGTCACTTCTCTCCACGCCTTAGCACCTTTTCTTGCTTTAGCATTGCCAGTATTTTGCCCTCGCATTTCATATACCAGGTCACGCACGCCAGCTTCATCTTCAAACAGGCCAAAAAAGCGAGGGTCAACTGCTTCAAATGCCTCTTGCAATTGACTCAATGCATAATCACGAGTGGCTTTTGTTCTGGACTCAACAGAGAGGAAATTCGATTTACCGTCTGCATTAAAAGCAATAGTACGGTTAAGAGCACCGAGTTTCCCATCAGCCCCTTGATAGCTATTGATAAATTTATCCAATCTCTGACGTGCGGCTATAGTGAGGGCCACACGACGTTTCTTTAATGCCGCTTCTCGCTGTAATTCTTCAGATGCCAATTGTGATGCTCGATATAGCCGCTCTGATTCGGAAAGTTGTCGCCACGACATCGGGTCATCACGAGCAATGGAGCGCATATTTCGATAAATGCGGTCTTCAATGTTCTGTATTTCTCGCGCCGTTAACGTGCGCTGCGCCGCCTGCTGGACCGCTTGTATACATTCCTGTCTCATTTAATTTAACCTCTCAAGAAACACGCCACAGCGACATCAAACAGGCTGGAATCCTGTATTGCCTGCTCACTTTCCCTGTTCGCTTCATCCAGTACTTCACGCGCACTGCGCGATTGTGGATTACCATCATCATCCAGCACGGTGATTATCATGTCAGGTGATTCAAGCAACGAGTCTTCAGCTATGCGCAGATCAATATCTCCTGCCTGATCTGACATCATTTTTTGTTCTGCCTGTTGCAATATTTTATCAGGCTCAAAAGGAGCTACTTCGTCTGGCGTCCTGACCTCTGCTGTTTTATAGAATGAAACAGCCTGAGCATTAAGTTCACTTTCTGCCTGCTGTCTCCGAGCCAGTTCTGCTTGAGCTTCAAAAAACTGACCGCCAGGCTCGTGCGGTGCCAACGCGTTACGGGAAAATTCCAGGCGTTCTTGTGCCTGCCGGATTCGTTGATCAATATCGCGAAGTCTGGCCTGTTTATCTGATCGAGCACGAGACAAAGCTTTACCGCTACCGGTTGCCAAATCGCTGATCAGCTTTGCCACGCTGCGCATATCAACGGCACCACATTCTGCTTTCAGTTCCGAAGCCATCTCATGCCCGGCGGAAACTAACCCTTTGATATTACTTTCCATCTTTACCCTCGCTTATCCACATAACTTATTGATTACATTGATAACTAAAAAGATCGTCGATTCAGAACTCTTCGATATTCCAGCCACCACCTGCTTTCTTTGGTTTAACCGTTACCCCGATGATTCGGAACGGATACTGATCTGCGGCGACTTTGGTTTTCACCCTGGCGTCGTCGGTCCAGAAACCTTTCACTTCGTGCAGTTCCATCTCGCCGGTGGCGAGCATCACAGCAAAATCGGGCGTATAGAACGTGTTGTCAGCTAACCGCAGCTTGATACCCTCAAATCGATACCAGACGATTTCTCCTGCACGTTTACGCAGCTCAAGGTGCTGGCAATACGCAGATTCTGTTTTGTTCATCTGGCCTGTTTTGAGTCGACCAAGAGCCTGTATCTGTTTTCTCATGATTTACCCCTGAGGTAATTAAAAACCACATAAGACACAAAATCAATAGATTTTAGAATATTTTATTACCTGGCAGGTAATTATCGAAGCGTAAAAAAATGCGCTATCGCGCTGGTATTACTTGATAAATCCTGCCGCCTTTCCTCGCCTGTATTCCTCCATCAGCCACTGCGCCGGTGTTATTCCCCCAAGGGTGGCGGCGTTAGGCATGCACCCGAAACTTCGCCCTGGTGGATGGTAAACGTCTCTCCCTGTGTCCGGAGGCGTACTCATGGGTTCTGGCTTTGCCTGTATGCTGATCACCGGATCGGGTATCTGCTGTCCGGAAGCCACCTTTTTCGCCCAATCATCGAGCAGCCTGCGCGCGTGTTTCTCAACCTCTATCTCGCTAAGCTGGCGCTGATACATTGCACGGCGGGTATCACATACGACCCAGTACATAACCGGATGCCGCCACGGGAATCTTTCGGGACCACCAGGATATAAACTTTTTTCCTTGCTGTACCGGTGAAACTCCGTCATCACATCGTCAATGGTGACGCCAAGAACCATCTTGCTGTCTTTGCACCACTTGATGAATTGCCCTGGCGACGGCCAGAACGGAGAATCACTGGCGCGGGCGTGGCGCATACCAGCAGAAACCTGTTCACGGGTTCGGATCCCCCCTTCGGCAAACGCAGCAATCCACTGCTGTTTTGCAGCTACTTCCTGCTCTGGCGTCTTCAGGTTGGTTACCACTGCCGCCGGAAACAGTTGTTTCAGCTGTTTGAAAAGGGCATCAACAAGCCTCTCTGCTGACATGTTAACCACATTGTCATTGTTGACGTACTGATGCTCATAACCTGACATGCGAGAAAGGGCTTCTCCGTCACGGTTTTGTATCGCGGTAAAAACGTTGTTCACAAGAAATCCTCCCATGCTTCAGGGCTGTTCCAGTGCGGAACGTTGTTATCAGATAATGTTGATTGCTTCTGTCTGCTAATCTGCAGCCGCCTTGCCAGCTTCTGCTCCCACTGTGCCTGATGGTATGCCTTACCCTCAGCCATCCAGTAAATTCTGAACTCTGCAAGTTCCTGTGCCGTTGGCAGACTGTCCAGGTAGATCCCCTGCAATGAGCTTTTCCGAAGAAAGTCATCTGATGGCTGCCATTGTTCATGCATGACAAATTTGCCTAATTGCCCTGGCCCACCAGGAGGAACAAAGTTATTCATCACGGCGTTGTTTGCGCCGGGGTCATGAGGCACAGAATTCCCGGTTTTTGTCCCGCTCTCCCTCTCTTGGTTAAATGACTGGTTATATGACTGGTTCTGGATCCCGTTTTTGGGATCATTCAACATCCCGTTTTTGGGTATATTCCCGTTTTCGGGAACATTACCGTTTTCGGGTTCATTCCCCCCTTCCCGGTTGCCTTTAATGTTCCCGTTTTTGGTTATATTAAGAGAGAAAACCCGCACTCTTTTTGTCGCTCCCTTTCTCTCTCCGGTATCTGAAATAAGCCCCATTTTCATGAGCGATATAAGCCCGGCCTGCACGGTTTTTTTATTCAGGCAAGTGTCTTTAACGAGGCGTTCTATGCTGGGGTAGCAGAGGTTATATTCATCGGCTCTGTCAGCCATCGAGAGCAGTATGAGCTTTAATGACGAGCTACCTGGATCTGTCTCCCAGGCCCAATCTGTTGCATGTCTGCTCATGATTAATCTCCGCTATCAGCTTGAATGTTGTGGGGAGGAATTAATCATGATCTGCTTAATCTCTGCCCTGATGCGACGGTTTGATTCCATGGTGCACTCAACACAGTGCCCGTTGTAAACCCAGCGTTCACTGTCATGTCCATGCTTACATGGTTTTCCGGTGTAGTAGCGTTTAAGTCCGCGCTTTGCGGCATCAATACGTGTAATGATTTCCATGGTAAGCCCTGTTATTAGTATTGGGATTACGGTTATTTTGTGCTGACACAAAAAAAAGATCAACCAGATTTGGTTTTTTGTTACCTTTAAGGTACGAATAGATATGAAAAGACCGCCGGATGGCGGTCTACAGAGGGTTGTGGCTGGATATCATGAGTAGAAGAAGTATGCCAGTTCTGCTTTTGAGCGCAGCCATTGTCTTGTTTTACAGGCTTTAAAAAGCCCATTCATCAATACTTTACCTGGCATTTTGCGCTTACCTGTTAAGTGAGTCTGGATATAGTGACTCGTCGTTCCGGCTTCCTGTGCGAAGGCTTCACGCTCATCCGGAGTAAGTGCAAGCCAGTGCTTTTTGAAATCGAAATGTCCGTTATCGCTCATAGCTATTGCCTGATATTTATTTCAGATAATAAATATTCACCCATAAGGTAACAAAAATCAAGGATAGTTACCTATGAGGTGCATTTACCTGTTGGGTAATATTGCTTTAAATTGAATCATCTACTGATTCATATATGAGGCGATTTTCCAGAAAATGAAAAGTATCCAGGACGTCCGCAGGCAAAATCTCAACGACTTGATCGACCGTGAATTCAATGGTGTTCAGACGCGGATGGCAGAAAAACTTGGAACTCAGGCAAATCTGGTAAACCGCTGGGCTCTTGGCAAGAAGGTTATCGGCGACCAGGTTGCGCGAAAAATTGAAGCTGCCGCCAATAAACCCCGTAACTGGCTTGATATCGATCGTTCGCTTTCTCAGGAAGGTTTTCAGCCTGTCGGCCCAAGCGACATTGGTCAGCTGGCGGCTCACAACCTGGAACGCTGGATGAGCGAAAGCCGCGACCTTTCAACACAGGGAAAACTTCACCGCGCATCCGGCGTCGCCCAGGTGACAATTAGCCGCCTGTTAAACAATGAGGTCAGCGTTTCCATTTCCACCCTGGAGAATGTTGCATCCGCATTCGGGCGTCACGGCTATGAATTACTGATTCACCCGCACGACCCTGCGACCATCAACTATGATCGCTCGCGCTACGCATTGTTACCCGAAACCGAGAAAGCAAAGATCGAAAGTTACATTGAATTTGTCATCAACCAGAACGAAAAAAACAAACAATAAAATCATATTTTTCAGTAAGTAAGCCGCCTTCTGGCGGCTTTTTTATTGCCTATATGATTACCTAATGGGTAATTTTTTCAACTCATACCTATTGACATCAAACCAGATACGCATAATTATTACCTCAACGGTAACAGACCGAGGTAACAAGTTATGCAGTGGAAAATCATCAACGGTTGGTACTGCGTTACTGCATGCGGATTCATGAGCTGGAAGTTCCGCACCTTACAGGAAGGCATTAAATGGGCTTTCGTCAGCAAAGAAGCTCGCGATGTGGCCAACGATAACGAGATATGGGAGGGCTGATAATGAACGTTAATCAGCAGAAAAATCTTCAAAAAATCATGCTGGCATTCGACAAGGACTACCGCCTGTCAGAACAGCTATATGACCGACAAGTTGAACTGATTGAGAGTATCCGACTTCATCAACTGTCCTCAACTTTCGACGTTGTAATAGGCAAAGGCGTTCGTCAGGAAGTGCTGGAAGCAGCTAAAGACAGCCCTGAGTTCGAAGAACTGATGGATGCCTATCGGCGAGAGGCAATGGCAATTATCGCCCGCTGGGATCTGGCTGATCAGCTTGATGGACAGAGGGACGCGGCATGAAACCGGGAATTTATTTCGACATCAGCAACGAAGACTACCACGCCGGTGACGGCGTGAGTAAGTCGCAACTGGACATGGTTGCCAAGAATCCGGCGCTTCTTAAATGGGTTCAGGCAGCACCAGAAGACGAAGAGAAAAAGTCTGCACTGGATATGGGAACCGCATTGCACTGTCTGCTTCTGGAGCCTGGAGAGTTCGACAAACGCTTCATTGTTTCACCGAAATTCGATCGTCGGACGAAACAAGGTAAAGCTGACGAAGAGGCATTTCTTCGTGATGTGGCGGATATGGGGATTACGGTACTTGATGCCGAGCAGTGGCGGAAACTGGAGCTGATGCGTGATAGCGCAATGGCTCACCCGGCGGCACGCTGGATGCTGGAAGCACCTGGTTACTGCGAAGCATCAATGTACTGGAACGATGAAGATACTGGTGAGTTGTGCCGCATTCGTCCAGACAAATGGCTGAACGAGCACAACGTGATCGTCGACGTGAAAAAGGTTGCAGATATGGACCGTTTTGCACGCCACATCGAGGAATTCCGCTACCACGTGCAGGACGCAATGTACCGCGAAGGCGCAATGAGGGTTACTGGTCAGCCGCATGGTTTTTTCTTTCTTGCCGTGAGCGAAAGCATTGATTGTGGTCGGTATCCGGTACGCGTGTTCGAGCTGGATGCGCCGGATGTCAATGCCGGGCACGCTCTGTTCCGCCGGGATCTGAATACCTATCACGAATGCCGCATCAACGATGAGTGGGGCGGAGTGGAAATTATTAAACGCCCTGACTGGGCACGTAAACAGGATATGTATGTATGAGCAATGATATCGCAATCACATCACAACCAGGCGCAACTGTAGGTACTGCTGCGGCAATCTTCAGCCCGGAGGGCATGAATCAACTGGTGCGTTTCGCGGAGTTGATGTCACAAAGCAAAGCGACTGTACCGAAACATCTTGAAGGAAAACCTGCCGATTGTCTGGCGGTGACCATGCAGGCGGCACAGTGGGGAATGAACCCTTTCGCCGTGGCGCAGAAAACGCATGTGGTAAACGGAACGTTAGGCTACGAAGCACAGTTGGTAAACGCGGTCGTATCCTCTTCCAGCCTGCTAGCGACACGCCTGAATTATCGCTGGAGCGGTGACTGGTCGAATGTTAACGGCAAAACAGATAAATCACCGAATCTGACGGTAACTGTGTCAGCAGTTCTTAAAGGAGAAGCAGAACCCCGTGAGCTTACCATCAGTATGGCGCAAGCCGGAGTGCGTAACTCTCCATTGTGGGAACAGGATCCGCGCCAGCAGCTTGCCTATCTTTGCACGAAACGATGGGCTCGCCTGCACGCTCCTGATGTGCTTCTCGGTGTTTACACCCCTGACGAATTACAGGAAACGGCACCGCGCGTTGAGCGAGACATTACTCCGCAAACGACTACTGCTGCGGGAATGAACAGTCTGATCAACGCTAAACCAGTGAAAAAGCATGATGAGCAAACGCGTAAAGCGGATAGCCGTGATCCAGAAGAAATGCTGATGGCCTTTACCAGCGCAGCGATGAATTACAGCACTGTCTCCGAACTGGATAAGGCTTACAAATACATTGCACAAAAACTTTCAGATGATGACGAACTGCTGGCAAAAGCCACCGACGTTTACAGCGTTCGTCGGGAAGAATTAAACGAAACATCTATGTAACCACCACCGCGGCGCCACGCGCGCCGCACTGCAACCAAGAGAGGTATTTATGAAAGGTGCATTAGGTAAGAAGGAACTCCTGGCGGTGGTGCCACTGTCATGGAGCACTATCGACCGTATGGAGCGCGCAGGGGAATTTCCTAAACGCTGGTATATCACCGATAAACGCTGCGCATGGAACCGTGATGAAGTTGAGCGTTGGCTTGATGAACGTCAGGCAGCAAGCCCGGCAGAGTTCCAGGGTAAAAAGCCTCCTGTTCAGCAACGTGTATATCGTCCTGTGAGCAACGCAGCATGAGTGTGCTGCTAAGGCACTGGAGCAAATGGTCAGGATGGTACTTATTCCTGGCCTCTGTTTCAGCATGGCTTTATCTGCTGGCATTAATTTTCAGAGAGGGTTGGATTAAGTGAGAAAGTTAAGCCGACTTGAAAAATATCACATGAACAAGGTTTCAATGCGCAGTCCGTCAAAGATTGTCGCCGTTACTCCTGCGGCGATAGAGATCGAAAAACGCGCGATTGAAAGAGAGAAAAAAGGGCAGTTCCGCATTGCCGCTCACCTTTGGCTTCAGTGTATGGATGTTGCTTCTGGTGATGTTGAGCGTGCAAGGATCGCGGTTCGCAGGGACCAATGTATCACAAAAAGTAACGGCCTTCGCCGTGGCGACTATAGCGGTATAGGATGTTGCGGGGTGGTTTATGACTAAGAAATACACACTAATCTATGCAGATCCACCCTGGGTATACCGGGACAAAGCCGCAGATGGTAATCGCGGTGCCGGTTTTAAATATCCGGTTATGAGTGTGATGGATATCTGCCGCCTTCCTGTGTGGGATTTGGCCGATGAAAACTGTCTGTTGGCCATGTGGTGGGTGCCAACACAACCACTCGAAGCACTAAAAGTTGTTGAAGCCTGGGGATTCCGTCTGATGACCATGAAGGGATTCACGTGGATAAAATGTGGTAGTCGACAACCAGATAAACTGGTTATGGGTATGGGTCACATGACTCGCGCCAATAGTGAAGATTGCCTGTTTGCAGTAAAGGGAAAACTACCTCCGCGCATTAATGCAGGGATCGTTCAGTCATTTACCGCACCGCGGCTTGAGCACTCAAGAAAACCAGATATCGTTCGTGAAAAACTTGTGCAATTGTTAGGCGATGTTTCTCGCATTGAACTGTTCGCCCGCCAGACGTCTCATGGCTTCGATGTTTGGGGTAATCAGTGTGAAGACCCGGCAGTGCAACTACACCCCGGATACGCGTTGGATATTGGCGGATTAACAAATGCATTCAGCAATGCTCCGGTGTCACCAATAGACAACCAGGGGCGGGAGCGTGCAGCATGAACCTATATCAACGCATCAATGGCGCTGACTGGTGCAATATCTTCGTCGTCGGCGATCTGCATGGGTGCTACACGCTGCTGATGAACGAACTCGACAAAGTTTCATTCGACCCGGCGCGCGATTTACTTATTTCCGTTGGTGACCTTGTTGACCGCGGCGCTGAAAACGTCGAATGCCTGGATTTGATTACTATGCCGTGGTTCCGAGCTGTTCGTGGCAACCATGAGCAGATGATGCTGGATGCACTGGTCAACGGCGGAAGTTTCGGACATTGGATGTCAAACGGCGGTGGATGGTGGCACCAACTTGATTCTGAGCAGGATGTGCAACTCAAATACCTTCTGCCAAAGATTACCAACCTCCCGATGATTATCGAACTAGTTACCGGCAATAAGAAGCTCGTCATCTGTCACGCAGACTACCCGCACAACGAATACGCATTCGATAAGCCAGTACCAGAAGAAATGGTGATATGGAATCGTGAGCGGGTTAGCGACGCGCAGGACGGTATTGTCTCGGAGATAACCGGTGCCGATTTGTTCATCTTCGGTCATACGCCAGCACATCACCCACTGGTGTATGCAAACCAGATGTACATCGACACCGGCGCAGTGTTCTGCGGAAATCTGACGCTTACCAAAGTCCAGGAAGGATAGAATTATTTATTACTGTCTTCCATCCACTTCTCAAACTTCGACGGGGAGAACGGAATCAGATCCGTATGCTCCCCGTTAATCCAGGAATCAATCATATCGGCCCACTGCTGCAACATGTAGGCGCGCTGTCTGGCGTATTCCGCTTTGTTATATACGGCGCGCACACCTTTCTGCTCATGTGCCAGAGCCTTTTCAATCCAGTCTGAAGGATAACCAGCCTCATGCAACAACGTACTTGCTGTACGGCGCATATCGTGTACGGTGAAGTCCTGAATATGCTCACCATCTTCATTTATTATTTTCACCGTTCTGTCGATCAGAGAGTTCAGCGCGGCATTAGATAATGGCTTCCGGAAATTGTAACGACCAGGAACCAGATATTCACTTCCACCAGCGCACATCTGCAACCCGACCAATATATCCTGTGCCTGTTTAGGCAGGTAAATAACATGCGCCCGGCTTCCCTTCATGCGGTCTGAAGGAATTGTCCATGTCCATTTTTTAAAATCTATTTCATCCCACGTTGCATTGGTGAATTCGCCCTTACGAACCATAGTGATAAGCAGCAGTTTTAAAGCCATTTTCATAGTGCCCATAGCACCAATGGCATCCAGCGTGCGGAAGAAAAGACCAATTTCTTCTGGTGTCAGCGTTCGCTCTCGTGGTTTAAATATGGCGATAGATGAAGGCTTAATATCAGCCGCAGGATTAAACAAACCATGACCACGGTCATTGGCGTGACGGTATACGCTGCTGATGATCTCCCTGGCCTGCACTGCTGTTGCCCGGCCACCGCGTTCGACAATCCGGTCACACAAATCACGAACCATCGATGTGGTAATTTCAGCCATCATTTTGTTGCCAAGAACCGGAAGTATGTCACGGTCGATCACCGCCTGCTTCATTGCGCGGGTACTGTCAGCCAGGATGACGTGTTTCATATAACTGTCGGTATGTACCGCAAACGTCTCGGCACCACGAATCTTTTTGATACCGTCACGTTTAGCCGCAGCCGGCGACTGGCCTGCTTTAAGCAGCTTCTTTGCAGCAATCAGTTCTTCTCGCGCTTCTGCTAGGCTGATACCGTCACGCCCATACTGCCCGATTACCAGTGTTTCGCGGCGACCGTTGATACGGTAGTCATAGCGAAACGAGACCGTGCCTGACGTAAGCACAGCTACATACAGCCCGTCACGATCGGAGACCTTGTACAGTTTGTCCTGCGGCTTGAGGTTTTTTAATTTTGTATCGGTAAGCAC